TAGGAACATTAGCGGCGGCATCTACGGTAACCGCACCCACCGCGCTAGTTCCCGCTAAACCTGTAACGCTTGCGTTTGCATCTGCGGTAACAGTAACGCCACCAACACTGGCGGTTGATGATAATCCGATGACGGGTACATTTGCTTCAGCGACTACGCTTACTGCACCCACACCTCCGACTGATCCCGGAAGTGCAACATTTTGGCCCCAAGGACCACCGCCCCAACCTTGACTAGACGAATTCCAGCCCTGAAAGTAGACGGTTACATCAGCCATTACGCTATCCGAATAATCGCATTACTTGCATCAGCCGTCGGGAACACTACCGTAAAGTTACCCGCAGTCGATGTCTTATCACCACCAAAATCCAGTACAATTACGGCTGGATTAGTTAGAGAGATAGACGTCGTATTCGGAGTAGTGTTGTAAATCAACGCGCCTCGAGCCGTAATAGTAGCGTTAGACCACGTCTCGTCAGTAAAATCAGTCAGGGCAGTAGTGCCTGAAGAAGTAGGGTCTACAGGTGTTAATGCTTGGCCACCTGCCGAGTAGTTAGTTCCACTAACTTCGTTAGTGTTAGCATACGCCGTCGTAGACGCATTAAGCGTCGCCGAATTTGTATAAAGCGCAATTTTAAATGTATCGCCACTTGAGGCGTCGAAATCGTGAGCACCATACAGCAATTCTTTTTTGAACGATGTACACATGAAGTTTCCGTTGAAAGCCATGGTTACAGTCTCCTTATATGTTTAGCAAGCTCTGTTTGGCCTGCGTCGGTTAAAGCGTTATACACAGTAGTTCTATCAGACTCAACAGCCTCACGCATGTAAAAGACGAGAGTTTTAACTAACTCTTCTCGAAAAGCGTGAGCTTGCGCCCTAATTGCAGGGTTTGCGTCATCAGAAATGGCTATAATCTTATTAGCACACCTCTGCGCAATCTCCTCTGGTGTAAAGCCCCTTCCATTAGTGGTGTGTACGTCCACGTTGAAAGTTGGAACATTACCTAATCCTAAATCATTCATTGTTTAGGCCTTATGACTTGTCCAGTACGGTATTCATCCGTTACTTCTTTAGCCTCACCCAACATTTTCATTCCAGAAATCGCTTCTGTAAACCGTTTCTCGTATAGCGCCATCATGTCGGGCTCGCCCTTCATAAAGATGTACGCTTCTATCAAAGATCCATATAACAAAGCGATCGAAGCATTCTCACTAAGCCATGTTGTTCCGCCCGCGGCTCCCGCAGTCAAACTGGCAGGCCTATAGAAGTAATGTAATTCTACATTATACGCAGCATTGGGGGTAGGACCTAAAATAAAGTTATCTACGTCATAAACCGCGTAATATCGAGGTAAACCTACTGTCGTTGCGTCTGGGTTAAACGATTGCACATAATCAGGGTCTTTAAAGTCTAAAAAGACGTGATCACTGTTTGCATCAACAAAAGACAAGGAGAAAGACGCTAAATAATCGCTAGGGCAAGCCAAAAATCGATTAGCATTAGCCATAGTGCCGCTCACATTCTTCCTAAACAGGCTTAATTGAACACTTTTAAGTATTCTTTCTTCAGCTTGTCTAATAAATAGGGGCAAATTACTAACAAAAGACGTTTCAGTGTTCTCTGTATAGTCTTGAATAGCTGTTTCTAGCTGTGCGTATGTAAAACTCATGTGGTCACCGTCACTGTTCCAACTTGACCAAAGCCTTGTACTGGTCGTAAATTAGGTGCTATTACTAAAGGCAATCCAACGTAAACATCTAAAGGTTCTACTCGATCTGGACGCGCATTTTGAAGAGCTTGAGGGTCCGAAACCTTTCGGAAAGGACCTAATTGAGGTTGTTTAGGCTCAAATTCATCTGGACCTACCAACAACCCGTTCCATTCTTTCTTCATTACCCTATACGGATAACGAAACCCAGATCGATCGGAGATGGCATACGCTTCTTTTCCAGACGCAAACTTGCCCATTATTAAACTCTCCTGTACATAGGAGTCACGTTAAAAGACGAACGATCTCTGTCTTCTATTGCCGCTCTTTCAAACTCTTCCTCATACAATGCCTTTAACATTTCAACACGATTTGGAGCGCGTTTTAAAGCAAGATAATAAGCAAGTCCTGCGGCTAAACAAGGGTAAAACCTAAAAGGTAAGTCCATGGTGTTAGTGTATATGTCAGCATCATCCATACGGGTTAAAGCGTCATAGTACACAACATCAGTGTTGTTATCGGGCACAGGCCAAAGCTTTAACTCAGGCGTAACTTGTCTATCCAAGAAGAATTGATTAACTCGGCCTTGGCTAGTCTTGTTAGGTATACTTAAAAAACCGTCACGACTCAATCGAAGCAAAGAATAATCAGTGCCAGATCGTTGCACAACAACGGATAACACGTCAATAACGTCTGCGCCTAACGCATAGTTACCCGTGCCATTGATCATCGTAATGGTACGCTGTTTAATGGTCCACTGGTTTAGGCCACGGTTAGCCCAATCTGCAAGCAAAAGGTTTAAAGACCTTTTGGCGGATTTTAGGTCGTAACCTGTCCTGACCTCAAGCCCACACCGCTCAAATGCCTCTTCGACATATTCTGCGACGTCTAACTCAAAGTCTTTACTTCCAGATGTAGCCATAAAATTTACCTACGCAGTGCGTGTCTTTCTTTTAACGGGTTTAGCCGTTTTAGCGGATGCTACAAACGCTTTTTTGGTGGGAGCACCTGCTGATCCAACCTTGCGCATCTTCTCGCCAGACCCTGCTGCAATCCGTTTCTTCTTAGCGTTTATGTTGTGATATAGACCTTTATTTGGCATCAGATGTACCTACTTTTTCTTTTTGGCAGGCTTAACTTTACCACCTTTAGCCATAGCAATCATGCCACCGCCACGCATACGCTTAACAGGTTCTTTCATAGCCACCATACCACCGCCACGCATACGCTTAACAGGTTTCTTTGCTGAAGAACTAACTTTCTTTGGTTTCATAGCCATTTTGGAGCTTCCTATATAAAGTTTCTCTTACTTCGTAAATTTCACGAGCATTATGTTCAGCGTCGTATGTATCATAATAGCCTTTTTTATTCAACTTGTCAGCCGCTTGTTGTAACTTAGATAACCGCTGCACAAAGATGATAGAGTAAGGCTTGTCGTCCGCTTTAAAACTGACCTCGCCTACAAAATCACTGGCTTCATCTTCATGGTGAAAACCCATCAACCAGATGTCTTTGTCAATAAACATGCCGTTAGAAATGACTTCGTTTAAGTCATCTAAATAGTCATGGAAGTCTTCAGGGGTTTTAGTGCTCCCCATGTCCACTACAAGCGCGATGTCATAGTTGTCGTCAAACTGGGAGATGCTTGAGTACAAGCTTTGGTAACCTTCGCCGTAAACAAACAGTACCGCCACCTTATTGTTTAACCACGCATTACGCGCATAAGGACAAGCGGGAAGGTTATTGAAGTAAGCATTGGGTTTTTCTAAGACGTCTGAGGACCAGTGCCTTATTTCTTCTACAATCTTCGCCTCAACGGGGTCACTGAAGAAAGCGTCATCCATGACTATGCCAATAGCTTATGCACTAGGGGTGCGATTATTATCAATACAGCAAGCCCCCAAATTTTAACATCTAAACCTTTTAGCGTTTGCTTTTGATCGGCCAGCTTTTCTTCAATCATTTGATATCTTAAGTTACACTCAGCTTCATGCTTCTCTAGCTTGGATAAAACTTCTGCTATTTTCATAATGTCCCTATCATGACTTGCCAATTTTTTATTACTTTTAGCGGGTTTTATTTTCTTAAGGGTAGCTACTTTAGTTTCCATAACTACCTCAATTGTAAAATACCGTTATGTTGGTGACGTTAGTCAGTACGGCATAACACCCGTCACTAAATAACATCCCCTCGTCGGGTATATAAACATTGTCATCAGTGTTGTTAGCAAAAGCTAACGTTAGCTGTGTGGCACCGCTCGTACTTCCAGTTTTTAAAACCAAAGAAGGGCTAGACCCTGCTTGGTAATGAATGGCTTTTATACGCGATCTACCCGCAAAAACAGTTCCAGTTGCGGTTAGGTAGGTTGCTTTTACATCAGACGCCATGATTTATCCCTTCTTTAACTGTAGAAAACAGTAACCGACGTAATGGCGGTTACCGCAGATACCCAGATGTCAGAGACTCGAATGCCGTCAGAAGGAATGTTAGCGGAGTGCGTTGACGAGGCATTTAAATCCATGTCTAAAGCAACAGAGCCGCCGTTTCCATCCGTTATTGTAAGGCGTGGGGAACCCGTCGTTGTTTTGACTTGAACCTGCCTAATACGAGCGGGACCAACACCTACTGATCCCGTCGCGGTTATGCGTTTCGATCTTACGTCTGAACCTGACATTAGAAAACCTCCTAAGCTAATTGTTTAAGCGACGAGATTATTGTTCTGCTGGTACAACACTGTAGCGCGAATTTCGCCGTTACTGGTTGCTCCAGTAGAAGTCCAAGTTAGGCGTAAGTCTTTATTGCCAATATCGGCCCAGCTTAACGCTCCGCCAGCTTCCGTTGTTGGGTACTTACGACCCGCGCCAGAAGCTACTGAGATTGAGAAAGAGTTTAAAAATGTGGCATTACCGCCATTAACGTCACCAATGCTAAATACACAAGTTGCACCAACCATGACACCAACAACGTCTAGGACGATATCAATGATCTGAGAGTTGGCTGGTATAATAACCGTAGTGGTGTTTGCAGCAGAAGCGCCGCCGTCTAAGTCTACACCTGTAGAAAAAGACTGAGCCATTACGACTTGTCCAGTGTTCTTTACGTCAGTACCGACAGCCGTGCCAGTAGTAGATTTGATTGTTCCTGCTAAAATTGGTCCTGAAAAAGTAGTCTGGCCCATAATAAATTCCTCACATGCGAGTTAAAGTGTATCTGCCTGCATATCGTCAGTCGGGGACTGTCAGATTCACCGAGATTTTCCCGATAATTGTAAGTATAACATACCACTGTCTTTCGTAAACTGTCAATGTTACGCACAAAAAAGGGAAGCCGAAGCCTCCCTTTTCTAAACTACACGTTGCCGTGTGGTTATGCTGCGCCGGGCGTACCGTAAACACAACGCCAATCGGATACACCGAATGAGTAACGTTCACGAGCTTTAAAGCGCATGTTGCCCGTATCGAAGTCACCTTCCATCGCAGTCTTAATAGACGAGCGGTTGAAGTGCTTGAAGCCGTTAGGAGCATCAGTCTTGATGAAGAAAGCATCAGTGTCGGTAAGGAAGTGGTTAACCACTGCACCGTCTGGAAGCATTCCCATAGACTTCATTGCGTTTGTGTCGTTATCCGCAGTGCCAGAGCGCAAGTTCGAGTTAATTACTCGTTCTGCGATGAACTGAAGCTCTTTAGGAATAATAAGCTTCATGCCACGAACTGCAATCTTCAAACCACGCTCATCCGTCAAACTAGCAACGTCAATCAACATCTGCTCCAACGAAGTTTCGTTGAGGTCGGCAGCAACTGCCAAGACATTGGTTTGGTTACCCGAAAGAGAGGGGTGGGCTGCGGAACAAAGTGCTGCACCATCGCCAATCGCATTAACGCCTGCTGCGAACGCATTGTTCAACACAGCCGCTGCTTTGATTTGCTTAGTCTGGGCCATAGAGCGAGCCAGAGCTTTGGTGTAACGCGATGCAAGACGATCATAAAGATTGTCTTCCACTGCTTCCTCAGTAATTGAGAACGCAAGCGCAATAGTTTCGTGAGCGTAACGGGCGGTGTAAGTCTCTTGAGCATCGTCAAAACTGATGGACTGTCCTTCATTTTTAACAGGTGCTGTTGAGAAACCACCAAGCATTACTTCTTCTTCAAAGGCACGGTCCGAAGACTCTTCCTCAAAGATTTCAGAATGCTCGTTTTCGTAACGGTTGAATTCGAGTCCGAACAAGGCGTTTAGGCCGGGTTCAAGCTCTTTCGCTAGTTGTGCGCGAGAAATAGCCATGATCTAACCCTCCTATAGGCCTAGCGACGTAGCAGTAGTCTGCGAGTCGAAGCGGCTTGTGTTAGCGTTGTAATGAGCATTGATACGAACAATCATTGGAATACCTGCAGATGCAAAGTCGGTATTACCTGCTTCGTCCATAATGCCAACAATACGCAAGGGCAAAGTAGCCGTAACTGCGATTGTAGACACGCCCAAGGCGGAATTTGAGTTACCTACGGACGTACCAGTACGTGCGGAAGTTCCCAAAGATGCGTTTGCGAACACGGCTGCCTGTGCAGTAGCACGGTTAGTTAGTGTTGCGTCAGACGCTACTTTAAACAACTGATTTGGATTATCAGCAACAAAAGCTTTAACTGGGTGGTTAGTATCCACACTTACAGAGCCAGAGCCCGGCCAGTAGCTTAAGAATGTTGGCTTCTTAGTCACAGAGTCAACATATTCAACGCCCATCAGGACACCAAGTGCAGGAGTAGTTCCCCCGCTTGTAGCTCCAGCAAAGTCAATAACGCCCGCTGCTAGCGGAACGCATAAACCAAACTGGTAAATAGCATTGGTGTTGTTGGAAGCGATCTCATACTGGGTTACACCAGTAGAATTGACACCGCTACCAACTAGCCCGATAGGACGGAGACCATAGGCAGTATTTGCATTAGCCATTATAATTCTCTC